TGTTAATATGGATCTCAAATTGGTTCATATTAACAATAAAGTGTACGACCTCTTCGTGATAGCGAACGACCGCTACATCACTCCAACCCTGGCGAACGGGTTCGAGTGGGACGGGTGGATGCGAGAAGATCTGCGGCAGTGTTACCGACCCGGCACGGATATCCTCGATATCGGCGCGAACATAGGGTACAACAGTCTCCTGTTTTCCGAATTTGGGCCGGTGTGCGCGTGGGAACCCCTGTACCACGAGGTAGCCAAGCAAAACGTTCAAGCGAATAAACTGAAGAATTCAGTGACCGTGTTCGACTACGCGCTCTCGGATACCACCGACAAAGCAGATATATTCATCCCGAAACCGGATCCGGAGATTCACCGACTCCCTGTGATCAATTACGGGAACAGCGGGTTCGATATTCCAGAGGAAACGCGATCAATCTCCGTCTCAGTGGAACGTAAAAGGCTGGACGACGTGTACGGAGGGGTACCCTCGTTCATTAAGCTAGACGTCGAGGGACACGAGAGTAAGGTATTGAAAGGTGCTTTGGATTTGATTACAAAATATAAACCTGCCATCATGGTTGAAATACACGACATGAAGAGCAGTGAAGTGGACCCGTTCCTGAAGGGTCTCGGGTACGGTGCCCCGGTGCCGCGCCCCGAGCACATGTTCCTGTATCAATTCTCGTCTGAAAAGTAAACCTCCTCCTCCGCGGGTTCTTCCGTCTCTTCTTCCGGCTCTACGTCCATCGTGCAGTCTTCTTCTTCATCGGTAGTCTGCGGTTTCGGTGGTTCATCCTCTTCGATCGGTGCTGGCGGCGGCGGCTTTTCCCTTTTTACCTTTTTGACAGGTTCCTTGTCAAATATCTTTGCCAAAATGGCGGGTACTTTCTTCACAAAGAGAAGTCGCCTCTGCTCTGATCGTTTCACCTTTTCGATAAACGCGTTGCTGAACCCCCTCGCCTTGTACGCTTGTAGTACGAGCTTCAACGGGGGCCTCGCCTTGCGTTTATGGTACTGCTCGTAGATAATCAGAAAGTTCGGAACGATTTTAATCCTTACGATGCCACTCTTCAAAATCCTGAAGTTCACGTACACGCGATCTAAAAACGGGAGGTCCGGTTCGTCAGATTTCTCACGGGGCGGGGGTGGTGAATAAATAGGTAATCCGGGGTCAACGAAAGGGATGCCCATGTCGATGTTGTTTTGTTCCAGCGCTTTCAGGTACGCAGCCTGGTACATGACCGGCTGTTTCTGAGATTCATGTTGTGCACGGAATGTTGGAGTTATTATCCCGTGAAGGAACGAATCCTTCTTAGGACGCGCGTTTGTGTCTGGCTCACATCTCACACGGGGTTTCGGCCGTGTGTACATTCTCATCTTGAATAGTCACGTCTTCCTTAACTTTGTTCATAAAAAAGTCGAGCTCACATTCAATCACTTTCGCCGATTGTGCGTTGACGTGGGTGTAGTACGGCCCCCATATCTCTATGACTTTTCTGGTCTTATCGTACCAGAGATAGTCGAGACCGAGTTTGTTCGTCAGCCAGTAGAACCGTTTACCTGTCCTGCCGATGAACGCGAACATGTCACCGTCCGCGTACTTCGAAACGTCCATTTGGGAGTAATGGGCGATCGGCGGGGTGTACGGGGCCATTGCTTTTAGTAGCTTCCATTTGTTTAAGTAGCATTCTTATGTGTTTCTGAGAGTACACGTGCTTTTTGTGCTTCTTGTCGTTTTTAGTGACGCGCTTCTTCGGTTCAGAGTCCATTACGTACATCTAGGCATCAACCTCTATGTCCGTTTCGTCGACAAGGGATTCGTCCTCGCTTTCGCACTCCGTGTCGGAGCAGGTAAAATCCTTGTCCCCGTGTTCGTCGTAGTACACGTAAACGTTATCGGCTTCTTTCATGAAGTGCCCGGTATCCTCCAGCTTTTCGCATTCATAGTACCTGGAGATCACGTCTTTAGGAACGGTACTCTTTTCGGTTGAGAAGCAGTACGTACTGTTCGTCCGTTTCTCCAGGAATTTGACGGTACATGTATCACCGTGGTCCTTGGTGATCTTGGCAACCTGCGAATCGATATCGACGATCATTCTACTTTACTGGTATAGAAATTTAAATCTTTAATAAGGTTATATGATGGAACAGCTGAAGGTCGCGGGGGTCAACTACATTTCGAATCGTACGGTACAGTTCGGTGTGGACGCAGTCATGTTCGACATAGATGATACACTCATCTTCACGGACGGCCGACCGAACGGTCACATCATCGATCTATTGTACATAGCGACCCTGAAAGGGTACAAAATAGTCATCATCACCGCGAGGGCTGGAATACCCCGAGTCATCGATTTCACGGTGGACCAATTGAAGGAATATAACATCATGTACGATTATCTTGGATTCACAAGCCCGGAGACTAAGGGTATCATGAAAGAGAAACTCCCCTACAACTTCATCCTCTCCGTCGGTGACATGCCGACCGATCTCACCGCGTCCGAGCATTGGCTCAACATTTCCACCTTTTTCCACAATTAATACAGGATACGTACGTGGTCATGGGCTCGTCCGCTGATCGCGTTTGTAATTGGTAATACGTCGTCTTGTTCGACTTACACTTCATGCATTTGAAGAAGCCGACGTGTTCCTCTTCCGCCTTGCGGATGAGGTATTCTTTGTGCATCTCTTTGTGTACATTGTCCTCCACCGTCTTCGCATACATACCCTCTGGTTGAAGTTGTTCCGGTCGCATCGACACAATTTCAACTACGGAAAGTTCTCGCGTCATGACTTTACTCCTAAGGTCCTCGTTCGAAGTGAGTGCGTTCTTCAGAAAGAGAAACTTGTGCTTGTATATGTTCGTAAATTTATGATTATCCCACGCCGCCACACCCTTCTTGGTACTCTCGATCGCCCGTTTCGAGTGCCGCACGATACACTTCTCGAGGTCCGAGCACAGTGCATCATCGGACCCGACGCCGAAGACGGCCGAGAACTGCTCGACGACGTATTGTCTCGTCGAGTTCTCCATTCTCATATGTATCTGTACCTGAATCTATAAGTGGCTTACGGAAGGGGTAGACCCTCGTACGGGTTGTTCCTCGTGCAGTCCTCCATGTTCTCAGGGGAGCACCCGTCGAAGAAACCGGAAACCCTGCGCACGGGGTTCGTGTCGACGTAGATGCCGTGGCCGTACGCGGTGAATTTTTCGTGCTGTGTGGTCAGGTACAGAATCGCGAGGATGACGATGGCAGCAAGAACGACGCGCTTGTTCATGTTTACTTTGAACAAATATTTTTTTTATTACAACCATGTAAGTATGAACAACCGTGCAGTCCTCATCCACGAGAAACGCGGTGAAATAGAGGAAATAGACCTAGACATTTCACCAATGAAGAATCAGATCTTCAAACTCTTGAGAGGTAGGCAAACCTTCATCGGGCAGTGGCCTGACATAGACGTCGTGATCATGAAGGCGGAGGGTGGTGTGTCCAAGAACGAAAACACCTTACCCCGACCGTTCAGTAACGAGGAAGTGTTCGGCAAGATCCTTCTCGTGAGAATGGACGCAAACTCCGACCCGCAGGATTTCACGAGGGTGGAATACGAATCATTTTGCGGTAGGAACAAACGCGTCGCAGTGTAAGACAGCGTTCGAGTACTTCATGCAGAGTTGGAAATGAACGTACGCCCAGTCCACCGGATTATCGATGGACGGCTTGCCCGGAAGGGGGTTCTCGTTGACGAACTTTAGGACATCGAGCTTCTCGCCGCTGATGGTCTTCGCCATACCCTCACCGACATCCTTCAACCACATGACGTGGCTTTCATCCTTACAATCGAAACTTCGCACGAAGTGAGCCATGTTTACATTACAGTAGATCTTATTCTATAAGTAGCCTCGCGCTCGGATCCTTCACTGTGGTCCACTTAGGACGCCAGATTTCAGTGATCAGGTGGTCGTTATCTTTACCGTACATCTTCCAAAATATGCTTCGGTACAACGCCTCCTCTTTCGTGAGAGGAACGTTGTGGTACCTACACTTGGCCCTGATCTCCTTGAACTGATCGTCGGAAACGTCTTTCTCGGCGTACTGTTTGATCTGCGCGACCCAGTTCGTGCCGACCGCATCACTCATACCGTCCTTGCGGCGTAGCAGGACATCGTCCGGTAAGTACCCCTCGAAGGCTTCGCGAAGGACCTTCTTCTCGACAGGGTCAATTTTAAGGTGTTGATTCATCGTCATACACACCTCGACGAACTCCTTGTCCAGAAAGGGTACTATGAGGTCCAGTCCGTGGGCGCCCGCGCACCTATCGGCGCGGAGTCCGTCGAACTGGTGGATGAGTCGCAGACGTCGCATGTTCTCGCACGCGAACGCGTCCACGTTGGGCGCTTTATGAAAATAAAGGTAGCCACCCAGAACCTCGTCGCTCCCTTCACCCGAAAATATATACCGACACGACGTGTTCTGCTTGATGTACTTGCACAGGAGCCACATGGGCGTGCTCGCTCGAACCGTGGTGGTATCGTAACTTTCGAGCGAATGGATCACGTCGTTGATGTGATTGATACCCTCACTCGTCGTGAACGTCACCTCGGTATGATCCGTCTTGAGGTACTCGGAGACACTTCGCGCGGCCAGGAGGTCAGGGCTTCCCTCTAGACCTATGGAGAAGGTCTTGATGGTCCCCATTTTTCGGGTAGCGATGGACGCGATGAGGCTACTGTCGAGTCCCCCCGAAAGGAGGAAGCCTACGTCGCGCTCGGTGGTTTCGAGCCTGTCGTGGACCGCGTGCTCGAGCGCCTCTCGGATGACTCGGAGGTGATTATGGACGAGGTACCTGTTCACCGGCCAATAGGTGGTGTGATAACACACGAAATCGTCCACGTAGGAATCGTAGATGTGACCGGGTGGGAAGATGTGTATCTCGCTGTTCAGCCACAACAGGGCCTTGACTTCACTCGCGAACGCGATGGACCCTTCGTCGTACCTTGTATAGAACAGTGGTCGCACACCGTACGGATCACGGGCGGCCATGACGCGCTTACCGTCCGTGTAGACGAGGGCGAAATCACCGTTGATGTGGTGCTTGACCGCATCGAAAATACCGAACGAATCGATGACTGGGATGAGAATCTCACAATCGGAGGTGCCCTCGAGTTCTTCGTAGTATCGGAACCGCTCGTGGTTATAAATCTCACCGTTGCACACCAACATTTTCTTGTCCCGTATGAACGGCTGCATACCCGTCGGCGTGAGATCGTTTATCGCCAACCGGTAAAAGTCCATGCGGCACCGCCCGATCTTCTTACTCGCGTACCCATCCGGCCCCCTGTGGTTCAGGAGGTACGACGGCGTCTCGACGTCCTCCCCGAAGAGTGCTAGTATACCACACATGTAGAGTACTCTATCACTTCGTTTTTAAGCTGGTGAGCCATTCACTGTATTGACCCGGGTCGGCGTTACCGTCCATCTCTTGTCCGGACATGTTCATGGTCTCACTTTCCGAGTCGTTATAAACGACATCGAAGGTGGTGATGCAGAAATACGAGACGTTTGATCTATTGGCGATCTTATCGAGTGACCCGAAATCGAAGGTCTCGAGATCCAGGTACTTCTTGATCTGGTCCGGTCGACCCCACGGGTGGGTGTACGCACCCATCTCCAGTTTCCGCGTGTCTCTCGACATGTCCAGGCACGGCCAAATCCGCGTTTTCGACCTGAACTCAGACGCGTAATCGATATACTTACCGGCTGTGCTCTTATCGGCGAAGCATACGAACCGGGGTTTTTGTTTCAGGTCCACCATCGTGAGGTACGTCCCGGCGTGTGTAAGCTTCACGAAATGGAAGTCCATCTTACTTAATTTATATAAGGAAATAAACTTTAAATAGAGTAAGATGAACTTCCCTAAGACTGCGGGTCAATGTAAATACGTGCTCGCGCTCAGGTCGAGTAAACCGATCGTCATCGGCACAGGACCGGCCGGTTCGGGAAAGACACTACTGGCGTGTCATATGGCGATCGAGCACATCGCCAGGGGGAAAGTGATCCTCACGCGCCCGATCGTCGCCGCGGACGAGGAGTTGGGGTACCTACCGGGGGACATGGACCAAAAAATGGAGCCGTGGACCAGACCGATGTTCGATATCTTCGAGAAATATCTCACCCATAACCAGATGGACAGGTGCATACTGGTCGAGCCCTTAGGGTTCATGAGAGGTCGAACCTTCGAGAACACGCTCATCATAGCGGACGAGATGCAGAACGCCACACCCAATCAGATGAAAATGTTACTGACCCGAATCGGGAACGGCACGAAACTCATCATCACCGGTGATCTCCAACAATCCGATCTCGGGGAGGAAAACGGTCTCGCCGACCTGGTATACCGATTGGGCCTGTACGATGCGACGTACGTAGAACACGTCGACATGGGCGAAGACGATATCATCAGACACGGCGCAGTCGCCGAAGTTCTTAAAATATTACAAAAGTGATTTCTCCAAGTCGGCTAATTTATTCGTGAGTTCCTCCATACGTTCCTCGGCCTCCTCGATCTCCTCCTCGATTTCATAGTACCGCTCTGCCAGTTTGAAATCCTCAGTGGGGAGATCTTTCAGGGCACGCGCGAGTCTTCGGCACCGGGCCTGTAATCGATACATCCAGATTTCCAGTTCTGTCATCTGTCCTTAGGTTTACAAAAAAAATCTGCAACTATAGTAAATGTCATCATTCTTCGGTAGAGCTGGAAAGGGTGCGGGTGCTATCAGGGGTGGAATGCGTCGAGGCTTTTATGCAACCGGTTTGGGAAACACCACCGCCTATCAGGGAGTGCGCTCATCCCTGCAACAGAGAGCGACTTTTAAACTATCGTACGGTTCGATCGTCATGATCACCGCGCTCGCGGCGTCGTACCTCGTCGTCGCGTCGCTCGGGATCGATACATTCACGAATAAGTGTAAGGAACTCGCGGGGGTTAAGTCCCAAGAAAACCTGAACAAGTGGCTCGTCGCCACGCTGGCGATCGCGATCACCATACCGTTCACACTCATCGTGGTTAGGGCGGCGGGTAAGAAACTCCAACCCCTCATGGCGATCCTGTTCGGCATCCTCGGTATCGTCGCCTCTTCCGCGGTGATCCATTGGAACAGGAAATGTGACACCCCTGAGAGTGAGAAAATTTACGGAGGCATCAATATGGCTATATTCATACTCATGCTCATCTTCGGGGTGATTTTCTTACGAGCACCCTTAAGATCTGGACCCATGAGAGAAAATGGACCCATGAGAGCAAATGGAAGTTATTAAAAATATACACACCCTCCTGATGCTCTTGGCCTACGTGATGCGCAGGGCAGGAACATTTTCGATGGAAGAAAAGGTTAAGATGATTGAATTTTTAGGGTACATGGCTGCGAACCCCTACGCTAGAATAGCGGGGCCAGGGGGTGAAGAGACTCCGTTAGGACTCTTTAACATCCTTTTCGAGGACCGTTTTCAAAACATACAGTTGAACGATGAATCCCACCGACGTGTACACCGTGGCGACGTTCCACCCGAACTTCCTGTACTGGTACACCGCCCAGAGTAAACTCGCGAACAAGGCTAGGTAGAGCATCTTCTTGTCCTCGATTTTTCCCCTTTCTTTGTTCACCTGGTCGTACATCTGCAGGAGACCGATACCGAATCCCATACTGGAAATGATCTCATTAAAATCCATTCTTATAGTATATGGATATATTTTTAGAAAAGTTCTCAGGGAAGATCAACACGCAAAGCCTCCTCCGAACCATCGAGGAACTCCAGACCGAGTTTATCGACGACGGAATCACCAAGGAAGATCTCCCCCCGATCATCACCCGACTCATGATGGAGACCATGAAGTTTAAGGGTCTTCCCGGCCCGCAGAAGAAGAAGCTCGTGATCGGTGTGCTCTATCACTTCATCGAGCAGATCGATAAGGGTGACAAGGATTCCGAGATTGAGAGCATCCTCAAATCGATGGTTCCCCCCATCATCGACGGGTTCGCGTCCATGCTCAAGCTCCGTAAGAAAGTGCCCAAATGGTTACGATGCCTCATCCCGAAACACTAATTAGAGAATAGAGCACTACACTCAGTAGTATGCGGTTCCCTTCTCTCGATGTCATGATTCAATACGGAATTTTCACCGTCAAGGAACTCACGCGTTTCTCCGAGGGGAAGGTATCCAAGAAGAAACTCGTATGCCTGAACGAATGCGTGCGCTGTCAATTCGTGTACGAAGGATCGGTGTGTCTGAACTGTCAGGTGTGATTACTTTGGTTTTATAATCAATCCTAAAGCGTTCTCTAGATTATTATGATTGCGCTTCAACGGCTTCGCCCTCTTTAGCTTTAGCGCGTTGTTATTCGAAGTCGAATTCTTTATTTCTTCCATCTTTTTCGTGTTCGAAATAAAGGGTATCACGTGATCCTTGTACGGCTTCGTCGCGACGTCGACCTTCTCCACGTCCTTATCCACGGTTTGATTTTCCCTGAACTCCTCTATTGTCATGTCGCCGCCGAACACGGCCAGTTTATATCTACACGGCGCGGGCTTGACGTGTCCCGACTGCTTGTACATCCGTCGGCGCATCATGATTATGTTTCCGCAAATGATACCCCCTCGACTCAAGCCGTACTTGTCAAGAGCGTGTGATTTCATACAACTCCAGGAACAAAAATTACCCGTCGTTGTAAAAAGGTTACGTCGATCGTCGTATTTATACGGGAGTTGGAGCGCCGAACCTTCGAACGGGTGGCAGCACCACCAACACCACATGTATACAGTATTTAAAATATCTTTAAGTTATCACTTTCATGATCTCGTCTAGGTCCGCCTGTGTGATGTTCCTCTCCTTGACCATCCTGGCGACCTCCGGGTCCTCCTTGAGGACCCCCTTCTCCTCCTTCTTACCGTATTCGTACCGCTCGGTGCACCTGTACGCGAGGCTTATGACTGCGAGTAGGAACACCGCGACCATGATACTTTTCGTCCTCGCGTTGATCTTCATTATTAGATTGGTGACATTATATTTTCGACGCGAAAATCAACAGAAAAACGGCGCAGAAAACCACCGCCGCGTAGAAGGCTAGGGTTTGGGGATCCGTACCCCCGATCTTCACGGCTTCCCTATTCGCCATCTCCCGCTCGAACGCCATCCGTTCGGACATCCTCTTCTCCGCGTTGGCCGACCTGTGTGCGATCATCTGCGCGGCGAGGTCTCGCTCCGCACCCCTGTCCAGTCCCTGCGCGTCCGCCATCTCCAAACGGATCCGCTCCATCTCCGCGGCGTCGTCGATCAAGCGCTGCTTTCTGTCCAGCTGGAGCTGGTATTCGTTCGCTTGCCACAGCTTGTCCTGCTCCTTCGCGGCTTTGACCGCAGCTTCGAGTGCTTCTTTATCCTTTTTCAATGCATTGATGTCAATATCACAGGTTTGTGTAATCTCTAAATCACCGACAGCGTCCAGATCGTCCACGATCATGAGCTGGTTACAGATGTTCATGCTAAACGCACAAGCGGGTGGCATGTTCTTCGCGCCGTAAATATCACTCCCTGTACATATACCCGGGACGACGCAATCGGCGTTACCTCCGTACGCCGAGAACGCGGGGCATGCATCACCGAGCGGGCACATCACTTTCTCGATATCTTCTCTCGATTCGTTGACTAAGTCACACCCCGCCCATGTGGGATTTGCCTTACACGTATTCATGAAATCCCCACCTAGGACGTTTATGCACGCACACGCCGGGTCTGTCCTGTTTAGTTTACAGTAGTCGTTTTGCAGGGTCTTAAGAGACTCCTCCGAGATTTTGCTCTCCAATAAGTTATGACACGTTTTCCCGTCCTTCACGATCTTCGGTAAGTTCTTCACATCGCCGCAGAATCCGGTCCCACCGCCCATCCTCCGCCCGGTCTTGGTGTACCCTCCAAACAGGATTTGGTCCAAAAAGGATATCCGCGTACCCTCACTGTTTAACGCTCCGGCTCCAATCAAATGGGGCATGGTTTGGGTTGCAGTACCCTGGTTAATGATAGTTTCTACACGAGCATTCGTCACGTTACATTTAAGACCGAAATCTACACCCCCGTCGAAATCTTCTAAACCATCGAGTAATAAAGTCGACTCACCCAAATCCTTACACGGGTTGTGCCCTGATTCGGAAGGCGGGGCGGTCCATCGTATACAATCGTTTCCGGACTCCACGTTACCGTTGGCGTCGACCTTCGTGTTCGAGTGCCAATGCCTCCTTTTGCCGCTTCTTCCTTTCTGGTGCACCCATACGTACTTACCCTGGTTTCCGTGTTCGTTTCCCCCTGAATCGTAATCACGACACGTCCCGTCGCCGTGTGGATGATTTCCTATGGATTTCCGGTAGGCTGTCGTATACACGTCCACGGACATTCTAATTTATGGTGGGATTTTTTTTCCTGGTGTCAAGTAGTGATGTATCTGGTCATCCTCGCAGTCGCGGTGATTGTCCTCGTCGTCGTACTCACGCGTCGGAACGCGTGCGAACGGATCATCGAGGCATCTAAGAAGTACGACTTCATGGACGGACCTGAGCATGTCGACGATAAGCCGATGGGGGAGATTGCCCTCTACGAAGACGGCCGACCGCTTAACGTGGAACTGTGGGACATGTGCAAAGGCTACTACGAACCCCTAGCTTCGAAGCATAAGCTCGTGCTGACGTACGCCTTCCTGAGGAAATACGACACGGGTGCCAGGAACGATCTGATCATGCACCTCGACGACGAGGAGGACGCGACCACGACGATCAACGTGCTCTTATCGGACGTCAAGGATTTCGAAGGCGGGGAGCTATACATATTCGACGAGGACAGGACCCGGCGAATACTGGACGAGCACGGAGGTGACATGGATATCCCCCAACGCGAAAAGTTCTTGAAAGCTTGTCCGAATCTACCGGTCGTCAGCCTCAAGCGAGGCGACGCTGTATACTACGAAGGGTGTCGCTCGTTACACGGGGTCACGCCGGTGACGAGCGGTGAGAGGTACGTATTAGGGTTTTTTAGTAAATTTCTTTAGCGCCTCCTGTTTCCTGTGTGTGCGGTAGATCAGGTACAGTGATATCAACACAGCAGCCGCGGCGAGCTTCAGGTTCATTTGATATACGTCGAGAAGTAAATTTCGAGTATGTCGGTGACCTCGTCGAACCGATCCTGCGCGGCGTACTCGAGAACCGAATCCAAAATTTTCGGGTCGTTCATCACCGGCTCTAAAATCTTGCGAAGGTCTTCGATATGACTCTCCTTGAATCCGCCGTTGGCGATGCCGGCGTCGATGATATCTTCAGCCGCCATCTTACTCTGAGTAAAGTCGACGTACGATTCACTTCTCAGGCAAAGAAACACGATGATCACCAACACGAGTAAGACAACCGCGGTGTTCATGCTTTATAAGCTTCGTACATTTTATTTCTTCTCAACCTTCTCGAGTAACTCGAGGAGGGTCTTGCGGTCGCCCATCTCCGCGAAGTCCATCGCGTCCTGGACAACTTGGTCGTCGTCTGTGAGTTGAACGAATGTGTTCATCACGTACAGAGCGTTGAGATCTTTACTCTCATCGTTGATGTGCTCCACCAGACCTTCGGTTATAGTCGAATAATACTCGATGGTCAGGCACCGGTTCCTGTACAGGTTATACATCCATATGGAAATCACGATGACTGAGATGATCAACACGATTCGGTTAAGTTTCATTATACGTTATGTGAGGATTTTTTTCTCAGTACAAATCATAATGGGTGGATCTGAATCTAAATCCGAAACTCACATTTCCAACGAGATCGTCAACAAGAGTGTCTTTAATGCGATGAACAGTATGACAAATGTTTCAGAGATGAATATGTTGCTTAATCAGAAGTTGGAAATAAAGAACGTCAAGGCCCTGAGCTGCAAGATGAGCATCAACCAGAAAATGGACCTCGACATAAAACAAATAGCGCAGTTCGAGAGCTCTGATTCTACGGAGCTGAACGATAAAATCGAAGCCGAACTGGACAATGCACTCAAAGCAGAGCAGGAAACAGAATCTGGAGCCGGTGGCACATCTTCTACCTCGAGTAGCGATTACACGAACATCAAAAACTCCGTTCGAAATGAGATGGAGACCAATATTACAAACGAAACCGTCAACAAGTTGAGTTCGAAGATCGTGGCGAATCAGGAACTCCTCATCGAGAACCTGGTGATGGACCCCCTCGGATTCACCGTTTTAAAGGAGTTGGGGTTTGCACCCACCATCGACATGATGCGCCTGGCTTCGCAAACCTCATGCGACATCAACCAGGACATGGTTGTCAAGTTCGTCGCGGAACAGCTCGGAGCAAAGGTTACAAAGATTATTCAGACAAATGAAAAAGTCAACAAACTGGTCAGCGATACAGAGAAGAAGACCACTACCAAGACCCAAGGTGCAGGCGGGGCTGTGGCGGAAGCCGCCATGGGTGTCGGTGGGGCTTACGCGGCAGTCGCTGAAGGTGTCGGAAGTGGTGTCGGCACGGCCGCAGAGGGGGTTGGATCCGGTGTGGGTGGTGCCGCGCAGGGTATCGGCGCTGGCTTAGGCGCGGCGATGGCCGGTCCGTTCATCCCTTCCGCGATCTCTTCTTCGTCCATGATGGCGGCGGGCATGGTGATGATGATGATGTCGAAGGGTGGCGGTGGTCCCGATCCCGCCATGATGGCTGCCATGATGCGGAAATAAATATTAAAGAAATCAATCACTCATTATACTAATGATCCTCAGTATCGACGTTGGTATAAGGAACTTGGCGCTCTGTCTCATCGACGACAAAAACGGCAACTTGGTAAAGAACTGGGACGTGGACGGCATTCCCCCTGAATCCAAAAACGGAATCTACGTGTCCATGAGAGACCACCTCAACGCTCGACCGTGGGTCCTGACCGCCGACACCGTACTGATCGAAAAACAACCCGATCGGAACAAGAAGATGATCTCGGTCATGCATTTTCTGCATAGCTATTTCATCATCAAATGCCCCCGGGCTGAAACGATTCTCTACGACGCTCGCCATAAGATCCCGGACGTCGTCGGTCCAGGGAAAGCGCAATACAACAAGCGCAAGAAGGTCGCCATCCAACGGTGTGAGGAATTCATCAAGGACGGACCCACGAACGCGCACTGGCTCGAGACCTTTAAGGCGAGTAAAAAGAAGGACGACCTGGCCGATACGGTCATGCAAGCACTCTCCTTCGTCAATCGCGTCGAGGTCCTCCCCGCGTCCGCGTCCAAGACGAAGAAACTCGTCGCCAGGAAACCCAACGAGAACCAGAAGCGGACCAAGTATTCAAAGTGTAATCTGGCGTGGTTGTATCTTAATAAAGTTGAGTGTGAGGTTCTCGAGAACAACAAACGGTTCATGAAGGATCTGCGTAGGTACTACACCGGGATCGACGATCTCATCAGGGACTTGAAAAAGTAAGTCCCAGGAACTTTTTCTCCACACATTATAAACAAATGGTTCGTATGATCAAAAACCTTTTCGGTCCAGTAACGAAACCGACCGAACTTTTCATCAAGGCCCAGCCCCTGGTGTTCTCTCTCATCATCATGTACCAGGGCCTGTTCGCACCCAACGCGATCGCCATCCCCGAGCGCCTCGAGAAGCTCTTCAGGAACAAAGTCTTCCGTCTCGTGTCCCTCATGGCCATCGCATTCGGCGCGACGGGGGATATCGAGTATGCCCTCGCGTCCACCGTCATCTTCCTGAGCGTCATGTACCTCCTCAAGACCCCAGAGGAGCGCCGCACGACCGGCTTCATTTAATTTGTGAGCCTATAGTAGAATGAAGATTCATATCGTCGGCGCGGGTCCCTCCGGTTTATCCCTCGCGTGGGAAATCGTCAGGTCGACCGACCACGAAGTCACCGTGTACGAGCGTAAAACGTCTTGCGGAGGTTCGTGGTGGGAACCCGACACAGAGGTTCGTGATATTCACGCACACCGAGTACTTTTTGACCGAGGGTTCGTCAACGCGCAATCTTTTCTCAAGGAAATGGATCTTGAGTGGGATGAACTCTTCCAGAAGATATCACCGGACTTTTTCAAATACGCAATAAAAAAGTTTGAGCCGAAAGATTACCTGGCAATTCTAGAATTATTTTTCAAGGTGACATTCAAACCTGAAAAATATAAATCGGTTTCACTCCACGACTATTTCGAGGACAAATTATCCGAGGGTGGTAAATCCATCATCGAACACTTACCGATCAATATCGATGGGGTCACGTGGAAACACATGTCGGCGTACGAATTTATCAAGACCGGTGATCAGCTTCTCTTTTCTAGCCCCTACACTCAAAAAGTTTCAGGGAAATTCATGAACGATGCGGTGGAGGAAAAACTTCTCGGTGCCGGTGTAAATTTTATTTTCGGCTCGGAACTCGAAAAAGTGGAGTATCGAGAAGACGGGTACGAAGCATCTTTCAGTGATGGGACGTCCGTATCCGACGGGATGTTCTTCATGTGTATAGACAACAGCCCCGCACTCAAACTCATAGGCGATAACTGGGGACCCCTGGCTGAGAAGAAGATCAGAAGCGCGACGTACGGGTCGATATGCGTCTTACTGGATTACGACGAGTTCGTGTACGCCGGTGAGGAGCTCGAGACCCTGTCCACCACCAAATGGAATATCCTCGTTTCCAATTTACCCGGGACCAACACGGTTTCGTGTGTCCTATGCGATCTCACGAAAGAAATTCTCGCCAGTGAACCGGATGTGATCAAACGTGAGGTGATTCACCAGCTCGGTCTTCCACCGCCCCGAGAAATAAGGATCGGGTGGGGAAGTGAATGGACCGGTGAAAAATGGGAATTTTCCCAATCCTCGGGGGTGTTGGGTCTGAACGGACAAGTCCCGTATTTTGGGTTGTGCCCCAAAGTCGCGCTTTGCGGTATGATGTCGTACCGCAACACACCCTACTCGAGCATAGAAGCCGCGGTCGAAGTTTCCAGGCGGCTCAGTCATGAATGTTTCGGGACTCGGTGCCCGCTCAAACCGATCGCCGTTTCCCAGGTACTCGCGATCTGCGTCGTGACACTCCTCGTAATAATTCTTGTATATCGTAATAAGAACCAATGAAGTTCTCAGCCGAAGTATACGAACCGATGTATGATTTCAATGATAGGAAGTATCTCAGGGTTACAGTCCCTGAGAATGTCCGTGCCACCATTGAAAACATGCATATGAAACGTACGCACCTTTTAAAAAGTGTAAACGTGGACGACCCCTTGCAGGGTCGAGTGCTCAGGGTAAAAATTCCGTTCCGTTACAGGAGAGTGATGTGCAGCGTCGAGGGACGCCCCATTCAGTCTCTAGTAAGGGGGGACGAGATCGAGGTTGTCGTCGATTTCAAGGGGGCTTGGAATGTGGAGAATCACTCGGGTTTCTCCTGGGTGCTGTCATCCTCGATCTTCTCGAGCTCCTCGTCGGAGGCCTGAGTTGGATCACGGGGGAGTTCGATCGTCTCCAGGCCCCCCTTTTTAAAGTCGCGGAAGGTCTGGAGCATACCCTGAAGCCTGAATATCTCCTGGGTCATCTGCTCGATGGTCTGGGTGACCTTCTTAATGTTTTCGTCGATGTTCACGGTGGGCATTTACGTAGTTAAAGTTTGTAGTCTTTAACTAGGTAAACCATATGGGTACACTGACAAGGACTGGGTACTTGATATCTCGCACCGAACTGAGCAAGGTTCCGCACCAGGCGGTCGTGGTCCTCGGCGGTTTAAAAAAAGAGCTGACTGTAAGACCCGTGGTCAACACGGACTATGGGTTTCCTCCACCGCCTTTTAAGGTTTTCCGAGGAACTAAGGACGGAATCTGCGCTCCAAGATTCTTCGGAATCGATAAAATGGGGCCTGCCAAAATCGACAAAAGACCCGAACCTGCGAAAAGCACAGCCAAGTTCACAGGAAAATTGCGAGACGCCACCCACCAAAACGAAGCCTTCGCAGCAGCGATTAAAGCAGGCAGCGGCGTCCTTTCTTTACCGTGTGGGTTCGGCAAGACGACTGTATCCCTGGCCATAGCCTGTAAACTCGGCTACCGCACGATGATCGTCGTGCACAAACAGTTTCTCGCGGATCAATGGCGTGAGCGTATTCAGCAATTTTGCCCCGGCGCGACCATAGGTGTCGTCCAACAGAATAAGAAGGAGGTTGAAGGCTGCGACTTTGTGATCGCCATGCTTCAATCTCTGTCTCTCAAAGAATACTCATTCGACGATTTCGATTCGGTCGGCACGGTCATAGTCGACGAAGCGCACCACATTTGTGCCAAGGTGTTCAGCCAATCGCTATTCAAAATGTGCCCACGCCACATATTCGGTCTCTCGGCTACCCCCGAGCGGAAAGACGGACTCACGAAAGTTTTGCACTGGTTTATGGGCCCGACGTTTTTCGCCGTCGAGCGTAAAAATCAGGAACAGGTCGAAGTGTTTCCAGTCACGTTCGATTCGCCGAATTATAAAAATCCACCGCCCAGTATGCGAAACGGTAAGATATCGATGCCGAACATGATCACCCTTCTCGTCGAAGATAGATCGCGGAACAAAATGTTAGTGGAACTGGTAAAAAAGGCGTCGGCGGGGTCGAGACAATTACTCGTCCTGAGCGACCGACGACTTCACTGCGAAATGCTCCACCAGTGTTTTCCCACGACTTCTGGTCTGTACATGGGGGGCATGAAGGAGAAGGCGCTCCAGGAATCGTCGAAGAAGAAGATTATCTTCGCGACGTTTAGCCAAGCGCACGAAGGGTTGGATATCCCCACACTCGATACCGTCATTCTCGCCAGCCCGAAATCCGATATCGTCCAATCGATCGGGCGTATCATGCGTGAAACAGTTGGCAAAAAGAACAACCCGCACATCTACGATATAAACGATCCGTGGAGCGTTTTCAGTGCAATGTACTACAAACGCGTCAAAGTGTACCGGCAAGGCGGGTTCAAAATTCATGGCAACGGTAAAATCACCGAGGAGAAGAAAGATGAGTTCCCGAGAGGTAAGTGTTTCATCAACGTTTAGACTTGTTAATAAAAAGATTAAGGAAAAAGTTCTCGTAAATGGGTTTCTTTTTAGCCACCAGTACCGCCTTAGACAGCCGCGTGCCGTTTGTGTTCAAATTCTTGACGATTTTTTTACGGTTGCGGCCGCCCCTGTACACCGACTGAATCTTCGTCGCAGCCTTTGCCTTTTTCTTATTCGTTGACATCATTTACTATGTACCCACATTATTTACCATCGGGGATGACCCTCAGGTAGATATTGGATTACTTCTTCATTGAGTCCGAAACAGCTAACATGACCACACCTACGATGAAGGCCAGGATCACATAGTTCAACTCTGTATCCTCATCTGCTTTCTCGGGCTGCGGTTTCTGGGAAGGAGCTACGGCCACCTCGGGCCGCCGCTGCGGAGGAGGTTCGAGGTCCTCCAGCGGACAGTACGCTATCATTATATCATTACATTACAAATTAATTTCATTCTTTTTGGCAGTCGTCTTGCGACGCCTTTTGGGTTTGGACCCCTCGACGTTCACCTCCTTGATCTCACCTCCTGTGCTCTCGCCTGATATAGACATGATATCGCTCAACTCGTCATCCTCGTCGATCGGGGGCGGTCGGCTCCCGCCGGCGTTCAGGTTCGAGTTCATGGGCATAGGAGGCGGCATAGAAATCCCGCCCATCAAGCTGGCAATATCGAGTCCGGGACCCTGCATCTCGTAGTTGCCCGTACCGCCCACCGGGGGTTCCATGAACGACTCGTCGGGGTTCCTCGGTGCCGTATTTTGAACAGCACTCATCATATTCTTCACGAGTTCCGGATTTTGCTTCAAAACATCGTTCATGTTCGGGATCGCAGTCTTGAACATGCTGTTCGTCAAATGAAACATCATCGCCGAGCCACCGAGCATCATGATCAGCTTCACCTCGGGGGCGACGCTGACCTTCGAGCGGTACTTGACGTACAACTCCTCGAAGACCGAATCGTAGTCATCAACGTTCTCCATGACGGATTCGGACCAACCTTCGAGTTGAACCTCGAAAGGGTTGTACCGTTTATTCAAAAATTCCAGACCGGTGACACAGGCCACCAACATACGTCGCGAGAATCGAATCGATTGCTCGACATCGATGCTGTAGGTAATTCGCTTGACCTCAGCCCGGAGCTCCTCGACGTTCGAGTACGCGTTGAGCCTCTTGTTGACAGTGAACCCCTTCTTCTCCAGCCTGGCTAACTTGTTCAGGAGATCGCTCTTCTCCTCGTCGATGGAGGTGTACCCCTGAGTGGGTTTCTGTTCCTCTGATCGCATACCAGGACCGTCGTCGTCGTCGAAATCCATCTCATCTTCCTCATCACCGTAATCGATTTCTTCGTTTTGCATGGCATGTGCTGCATTAGGAACGGACTGCTTATCAGGGTTCACGAAGGCATCCATCGCCTCCTGGTGCTGTGAAGGAGGGCGGGTACCGAACGCGCTCTTCTGCGGGCGCGGGACGGGTTTGGTGCGAGGTACGGAAATTTCGATCTCATCGTACAGAGCCTGTTCGTCAGCATCCAATTTCATCACGTTGGTACGTCCGCGGTCCAGGGTGATGTCGTCCATCTCTACCCTCTAGTAATAATTATTACGTTTCTCTTTAACGCACTTTTTTTGTTGACGTATAGTAAATATGTTCCTCAAACTCAACAAGACCAATCGCGGCGCGCTCATGTACATGACCGTCCTCTTCAGTCTCATCTGTGTCCTGACCGTCCTCCAGGGTAGGTCCTCCGGGTACCAGCCCAGGCCGATCACCATCAACGCCGTGAGCCAGGGATCCCTCTTCGATCTCGACCACAGCGAGGAGTGTGTCGCCGGCGCTCCTAACGGCAGCCCCTACAGCAAGTCTCTGACCCCGGGCGGTCTCTGCGGCGCGCAGGGTCTCGTCGCCGACCACGCCGGCTACTCCATCTCCGGGGGTATCGGTGGATCTTTAATCTAAGCGTATAGTAACATGGTTCCCGATCTCAATTACGAGTACCACACCATCACCATCGACTCCAATGGTCAGGCGGCTGCGAACAACTTCACCAGCCACCTGGAAATTCCACTCAAGAACGTCGTCGAGGCGAAACTCTTGGCCTCGCATATTCACACCCAGACGTCTAACCAACACACTTACATCAGTATCGATGAACTCGATTCGAACTTCAACGACAGGGCGACCCCCGTGCTCAACGGCGCCGGAAC